GGCCTGCGTAAGTACACCTACGCCGACATCTACGTCCCCCGCAAGAACGGAAAGACCTACCTCGCCGCCATCTTCGCCGCCTACTTCCTCCTGAAGGACGGGGAGGCCGGTCCGGAGGTGTACACCGCAGCCGTGGACCAGGCGCAGGCCCGGCTCTGCTACGACGCCAGCGCGGAGCTCATCCGCCGGTCCATCTTCGCCGAGGACACCAAGCCATACCAGTGGGGAATGAAGTCCCCGAAGAACGCCGGGGTCTTCAAGCCGCTGTCTAAAGATACCAAGAACAAGGACGGCCTCAACATAAGCGCGGCCATCTGCGACGAGCGCCATGCGTGGCCGAACACGGAGATCTACGACGTCATCAAGACCGGCATGGGCGCCAGATCACAGCCGATGCTGCTGTCCATCTCCACGGCCGGGATCGACACGTCGAATCCCTACTTCGCCGACATCGAGGTATACAAGGAGATCCTCCTCGGGATCAAGGAGAAGGATAACCATTTCCTGATGCTATTCACACCGGACGACGGCGATGCCTGGGACGATCCGTCAACCTGGGCGAAGGTCAACCCGAACCTCGGCGTCTCCCTGAGCATGGACTACATGCGGGCGGAATGCGAGGAGGCGAAGCTCCGCGGCGGTACCTACCTTGTCGCCTTCCAGACGAAGAACCTCAACATGTGGGTGAACGCTCCGGACGTGTGGATCTCCGACGATGACGTCCAGGCGAACAATGCCCCATTCGACGAGGAGAAGCTGAAAGGCGAGGAATGCTACGTCGGTCTCGACCTCGCGTCAAAGAGCGACATCTCTGCGGTCTGCCTGTTCTTCCCGAAGTTCAAGGTCGCCCGCTTCCTGTTCGTGGTGCCGGAGGCGAAGGTCACCGAGCAGGAGGACCGCGTGGACTACCGGCTCTGGAAGGAGCAGGGCTGGCTGACCGTCACCCCGGGCAAGGTCCTGGACGAGGACTGGTTCGTCGACTTCCTTCTGGCCGCCCTTGCCCCCTACAAGGTCCGCTGCATCGCTTACGATCCCTGGGCCATGTGGAACATTGTCCCGAAGCTCCGGAAGTACGAGAGCGTCCTTATGGCATACCAGCAGAGCATCCGCTACATGAGCGTCCCGACCAAGTGGGTGGAGACGGAGATCCTCCAGCACACCCTGAACCTTCTGGCGAATCCGGTGATCCGGTGGATGTTCAGGAACGTGGTGGTGTACATAGATCCGAACGCGAACGTCAAGCTGGACAAGTCCAGGAGCCGCAACAAGATAGACGGGGTCGTCGCCCTGGTGGACGCCGTGGGCGGCTGGCTGACGAAGGAGGGAGAGAAGAAACCGGCCTACCACGACCACGGCCTGCGCTCGATTCCCTTCTAATCTCAAAGTATACAACGAAAATCCCCAAAGTATATGATTTATAGCCGTTTACGACTGCATCTATACGGTAGAAATACCCTATATTGTGCAGCGAAATGGCACAAGAACCTAAACGCAAGGGCCTGAGAGCGGCCCTCCGCAACTGGCTCCTGGGGCCCGTCAGTTCGGCGGGTTCCATTATCGGCATGTACAGCAACGGCATTAACGCCGGCGTGACCGTCAACACCGACACCGCGCTGCGCTTTACTGCCGTTTTTGCTGCAATAAAACTGCTGGCCGAGAACATCGCCGGCCTCCCGAAGTCCGTCATGGTGCGGACCAAGGACGGAGGCTACCAGCCCGCCGTCAAGCATCCCGCCCACGCTCTCCTGTACGTCCGTCCGAACGCCTACATGGACGTGTTCACATTCTGGTTCACGATCATCGCATGGCTCGAGGGGAAGGGCAACGCCTTCGCCGTGATCAGGTACGACAAGGGCAAGCCCGCCGCGCTGCATCCCGTTTATCCCGACTGGGTGAAGGTGGTGTTCGTGAACGGCGAGAAGATGTACGTCGTGAAGGCCACGAACCCGGACTTCTCCTTCCTCGACGGGACCTACCTGGAGAACGAGATGCTCCACTTCATGCTCTTCACCTTCGACGGCATCGTGGGCGTCGACCCGATCTCCTACAACGCGGCCGCCATCGGCGAGGGCATCGCGGCGCAGAAGTTCACCGCGGACTACTTCCGCACAGGCGGCGCCATCAAGGGCACCATCGAGACGGAACAGGCGCTCGGCGATGACGACTTCGACCGCTTCCAGGCGCACTGGAACAAGACTGCCACGAACGGCAGCACACCCATCCTCGAATATGGGTTCAAGTATAAGGCCATCAACCTCTCACCGGAGGCGTCCCAGCTGATCCAGTCCAAGGTGTTCAGCATCGACGACATCGCGCGGATATTCTGCATCCCGCCCCACATGCTGGCCGAACTCTCCCACGCCACCTTCTCCAACATCGAGCAGCAGAACATCTTCTTCGGCGAGTATTCGCTGAGGCCCATCTGCAAGCGCATCGAGAAGCAGTTGGAACTGAAACTGTTCACCGACAAGGAGAGGGGCGACTACCACGTGAAGTTCGACCTCAACGGCCTGATGCGCGGCGACGCGCAGGCCCGGGCGGTCTTCTACGAGAAGGGCATCAACGCGGGATGGATGACTCCCAACGAGGCCCGCGAGTTCGAGGGCATGAAACGCCTGGAAGGGCTCGACGAGCCGCGCATCCCGCTGAACTATACAACTGTCGGAAACGACGCAAACAACGAGTAACCATGAATCCGAAACCAGTTTTAGGCCTTTTCCGTGGCAACGTCGCCAAGATCAGCGCCCCTACGAAGGGAGAGGTCACCAGCTCCTCGATCGCCGTCACCGGCACCGTGGAGTGGTACAAGGGAGACGCCACGTGGGGCGTGGCCTATATGGCCCACGGTGGCTCCAGCTACACGCACGTCGCATCGACGTCGAAGAGCATCTCCAAGACCATCTCCGGCCTCGAGGCTTCAACCGCGTATGACATCGCCCTGTACGTCAAGTACAAGGGCGTCTACCAGTACGGCCCCGTCCTCGAGGCGACCACCGAGGCCGCCCCCGCGGAGACTCCCACCACCTAATCCGACCGAGCCATGGACGACAAGATTTTGAGACGCTGGCAGGAGTCCCCGGAGATCCGCAAGGTCGACGAGGAGACACGGACCGTGGAGTTCGTCGCCAGCGACAATTCCGTAGACTCCTACGGCACCGTCATCCCGGTGGACAAGTGGGACCTCACCCGCTACCAGAACAACGGCATCGTCGGCTACATGCACGACGTTTACGGCACATCCTGGACGAAGAGCGCAGACCCCGACGACGTCATCGGCAAGGGCGAGGCCTGGATCGAGGACGACAAGCTCGTCGTCAGGATCGCCTTCGAGCCCGCCGACCTGAACGAAAGGGCGGACAAGATCTTCCGCAAGATCAAGTTCGGTTCCCTCCACGCCGTCTCCGTTGGCTTCCGCCCCACGAAGAAGGGCCACATGGGGGACGAGGAGCGCGGCGAAGACCCGAAGGTCTACTACTACGCCGGACAGGAGCTCCTGGAGGTCTCCGTCGTGAACATCCCCAGCAACGCGAACGCCCTCAAGCGCTCCATCGAGGAGGAGGAGGCGTCCCGCGAGTACGAAGAGAAAACTGACCAGCCCGAAGTCAAGGACGAAGTCCGGACCGAAGAGGCCAGCGACTATACATCAACAATCGCCAGGGCCCGCGCCCTTATGGCTAAAATCAACTAACAAAATGAGAAACTCCAACGAGATTTCCGCCGAGCTCGACGCCAAACTGCGTGAGCTCGAAGCCTGCCAGGAAGACGCGCAGCGCAAGGTCCTGGCCGGGGACGTCGAGAAGCTCACCCGCGAGCTTGGCGACGCCCAGATCGAAGAGGCCGCCCGCAAGGCCCTCGCCAACCAGCGTGTCCTCTCCCCCTCCGAGAAGAAGGAGCTGAAGCGCTTCTCCATTTCCAAGTTCCTCCGCCAGGCCATGCCCGGCGAGACCATGGACGGCATCGAGAAAGAGATGGCCGACGAAGGTAAGCGTGAGTTCCAGCAGAGCATCAAGGGTGCCGCCGAAGGCGTGTTCCTCCCGACCTCCCTGGTGCGCTACGACTACACCGACGCCGTCGACAGCGGCTACGGCGATGCATTCATCGAGCAGACCAGCCTGTCCTATGACGGCAAGCTCCGCGGCGCCATGCTGGGCGAGAAGCTCGGCGTGAAGTACATCAACGGCCTCCAGGGCAACGTGGGCGTCGTCACCGGCGGTGCCGAGGCTGCATGGGTCGCAGAAGAGAGCGCCAAGAGCGTCGACCGTCCCGCCTACGCGAAGGCCACCCTCTCCCCGAAGCGCCTCCAGATCCTCCAGTGCGTCACCTACGACCTGCTCCACCAGAGCACCAAGGCCGTCGACCGCCTGATCATGGACGACATGGTCAAGGCCCACGCCGCCGCCCTCGACGCCGCGATCTTCGCGGGTTCCGGCTCCAGCGGACAGCCCACCGGTGTCCTGAACAACGCCGGCATCAACAAGATCTACACCAACGACTCCACCCACGCCGCTGCTGTCACCTACGCGAAGCTCGTCCAGATGGAGACCGAGGTCGGCGAAGACAACGGCCTGCTCGACGAGACCCTGGC